GCTGAGTTTCTTCGGGTCGAACATTTCGGATACTCCAAAGCAAGCGCCCGGCGCGGGGCCGGGCACTGTGAGCCGTTACTGCCGGGGCGTTTACGCGACCGCGGTGTTGCCCGGGGTGAGCTTGACGGTGCAGGTGGTTTCGCCGTCTGCACCGGCCGCAACCGCGATGCCCGCGCCGGTGATGTCGCCCGTTGCAGGCGTTGCCGAGCTGTCGTCGAATGCGCCGCCGCTGGTGTCCCAGATCAGCTTTTCTCCGACCGCGAACACCGCCGCCGATACCTTCGGCAGCGTGAACACGCCCTCGATGCAGACCGTGCCGGTCTCGCCGTCGGCAATGTCGCCTTCTGCCACACCGATGATGTTCGTCAGTTCGACGACATCGCCGGAGCTGACATCGGCACCGGTGGCGTTGGTCCAGGCGCTCTTCGCGCCCCGCTGTACGTAGTTCGTTGCCATGATCCTTTCCTCTTGCTGGAGTTAAATGGGTGAAAGCCCGGCCGGGGGCCGGGCTCGGAGGTTGGCAGCGCTTACGCGCCCGGGTTCTTGTACATGCCGCGCCAGTCGATCGCCTTGGCGCCGAAGCAATGCCGCACCTTGACCTTCATGCCGTCCACGTCGAAGCCTTCATGGGTCGTGATCTGCGGGCCTTCTTCACCCTGCAAATACGCGTAGGCAATGGTATCGATCGAGTTGGGAGAAGCGAACAGATACCAGGCGGTCGCGCTGTTCTCGTCGAGCCGCGGCTCGCTGATCACCTGCAGGCGGCCAGCGAACGGATTGATGCTGCCCGAGGAATCCGGCAACAGGTTCTGGCTGACGAACTGCTCGGCGATGGTTTCCTTTTCGGTCGGGACAACCAGAAATGCCGGTTGCACCGCGAGGTAATGGTCGCCGTCCTTCTGCTGCCGCATGGCAGTGCGACCCAACCCCAGCGAGGAAACGCTGATGGCGGCTCCTGAGCCGGCAAGGTTGCCATGAGCGACCGAAAACAGGGCGTTGCCGTCGGCCATGTTGGCGTTGCCAGTGAGCTCTGCCCAGAACACTGCCGACTCGAGCTGTGCGGCAGCTTCACCGAGCCGCAACGGCACACGGGTGAACGCGCTCAGGTCGTCGTTGATCAGCGCCTCCCAGGTCAGCGCGAGAGTCTTGCCGTACTTGAAGACGCGGTACTTTTCGCCTTCCTCGTTCAATTCGCCGTAGGTGTACTCACCGCCCTCCTGGATCTTCTGAAGGGACGGAGCGGCGCCGAGATGCACGCGGCTGACGTCCTTGAAGTCCGGCAGCGTCTCGCGATTGCCGACCAGCGGGAACACGCGCGGCGCAAGATCATAGCCGGCACGCAGGCTCTTGCCAACCACGTTTTCCAGGATCAGCGGGAAATCGCTCGTCGAATGCAGGGCAGCCTGCGCAATCTCGGCGCGGGTCATGTTGCGCGTGTTCTTGCCGGCATTTTCGGCGAAGTTTCGAGCCATCTCCATCAGGCTCATGTTCGTGTACTCGCGGGCGGGATCATCGCCGGCGATTTCGTGCTCGCCCGGACGCGCCCGGTGCAGGAGCGCCGTGGCCACTGCGGTGCGGACGGTGTCGCGCTCGTCACGGGTGATCACGACGCGGTGCGGGCCCTGAATGCCGTCGGTAGCTGACGCCTTCGCCAGGTAGTCCGCCATCATCGTGATGCGCGCTTCAGCTTCCGCGAGCTCGATACCCTCGTCGATCAGGCGATCGCGGAACGAATCCGCAATCTTCTCCTCGGCGCACAGGGCCTTGATTCGGCTTACGCGGTTGCGTTCGGCAGCTACGGCTTCGGCCGCAGCCTTGGCGCTGGCCTTGGCAGCGATGTTCGGGTCCGGTTCCGGGGCGTTCTGCGGAGCCGCCGGGGTGTTGGTCGTGTCGGTCATGGTAGGTTCTCCGTTCGACAGGGTGTTTTCGGGCTCCGTTGCCCGGGTGCTTCGGCGGGATGCCGAGTTCTTGATCAGCGCGGCGATGCGGGCCGGCGCGTGTTGTGCGTTGGCGAGGATCGACAGGTCGACCTGCTGCATGAGGTCTTCGGGCTCGGTGTCGCCCGCGGAAACGACCGCATCGGCAAAACCCCACTCGACCGCCTCGTCGGCTGTCATCCAGGTTTCCTCGTCCATCATTTCGGCCAAGACGTCGCGCGGCTGGCCGGTCTTCGCCTCGTAGATGTCGATGATCGATTCCTTGATCTTGTCCAGCACGTCAGCCGACTTGCGCAGGTCGCTGGACTCGCCCATCACGACGTTCCACGGGTTGTGGATCATGACCATGGCGCCGCGCTCGATCTCGACACGCTGGCCAGCCAGCATGATGACGCTGGCGATCGAGGCGGCCAGACCCTCGACGCGCACGGTCAGGTCGCTGCGGCGGGCAAGCATCGAATAGATTGCGATGCCCTGGAACACCATGCCGCCCGGCGAGTTGATGCGCACCAGGCCGCGGCCCTCGACGTCATCGAGCGAGCCGTCGAGCCAGTCGTCAGTGAATCCTTCCCAGCCGTCGCCGACCACGCCAGACAGGCGCAGGTCGAAGCCGTCGTCGGTGCGCTTCAGCCTGATGCCGTTGCGCGGTTCATTCGTCTTCGGCATTGCTGCCTCCCGTATCAGGTTGTGCCGGCTGCGACAGCCCGGCGGATGAGACCCTGCGCGGGTCCGTGTCGAACACCAGGCCGCGCTCGTCGAGCTGGTCGTTGAATTCGCGCACCTCGTCGATGAAGTCATCCGGATCGAAACCCTGCTGACGGATTGCTTCGCGGTGCGTGATCAGGCCGGAGCGCACCGCATCGCGAATCGCCGGGATTTCGCGGGCCGGGTCGGTCAGTTGACGCCGCGGTGGCGACCAGCGGACCGGCATGGCATCGTCGAATGCGCCGATGGTCTGCGCGGCTTCGGCGAACCAGCGCCAGACCGGCTCGCACAGCTGCGGGATGAGCAAGTGCTGCTGCCAGTTGGTGACGTTGCGGTAGAAGGTGATGAGCCCAAGCCGGCCGCTGCTGAAATTGACCTGGCGCAGGTCGCCGGTGAGCACGGAATACGGCACGCCGTAGCCGGCTGCGACTTCGTGCAGCGAGGTGGTCGCGTATTCGCCGAAGCCGGACACGCCCGGCGGGCTGCCGAACGCGACTTCTTTTCCGTTGTCGAGCATCTCGATCATGCCGGGCTCGACCTTTTCGGGCAGCACCGGGCCTTCGGTCGGGTCGGCCGTCGAGGCCAGCGCGCCGAACTGGTCGCCGGGCTTAATGAACACCGAGAAACAGGCAGCAATCTTCTGTCGAATCAGCTGCGCGTCGGTGTATTCGTCGAAGTCACGCAGCCGCAGCAGCACCGGCGCACCCCAGGGCACGCCGCGCACCTGACCGGGACGGTCGATGCGGTAGATGTGCAGCACCTCGGACGCCGGAATCCGCCGGCTGCTGATCTGGGTCATGCGGTAGAACTGATCACCCGGGTGATGATCGTAGAGCCAGTACGCGACACGGCGGCCGCGCGGGCTGTACTCGATGCCCTGGATGATGTTGTTGTTGCCGTTGGTCGTGCCGTCCTTGCTGGTGTCGATGTGATCGGGTTCGAGCACTTCGATCTGCAGCGGGATGCCGGCCGACATGCGACGCCGGCGCACGACCAGCGCCTCGCCGGACTCGACGATCGACTTCGCAATCAGGTTCTGGATGCCGTAGAAGTTCAACTGCCCCTGAGCATCGCAGGCGGTCGTGTCGAACCAGGCTTTGGTGAGCGCTTCAGCCCGCGCCCGGGCCGGGGCGTCGGTGATCAGCAGGTGCGGCGTGATGCCGTGGCCGACAATGGCGGCCGGGATCTCGCGATGCGCGGCGGCCGCGTGCGCGTTGTTCTGCGCCAGATCGCGGGATCGTGCGCGCAGCAGCGTCAAGCCGCGGCGGGTGTCGGACTGGATCGAACTGTTCGGCGCGCGCCAGCCTTTCGTCCGGCGGCCGCGCTCGGCGCCTTCGAACAGCGCCACCGCCTGCCGATACTGCAAGCGCTGCAGGCCGGCGCGCGGGTTGGCCCAGGACACCACGCGGTCGATCAGGTTCGGCTTGACGCGGCTCACTTGGCCAGCCCCTTGTCGAACGAGGCCAGCACGCGGTTCGGGCGCGTGGCCAGGCCAAGCTCGCGCTGCATCATGGCCTTGACCTTGGCCAGCTCGTCGAGCGAGCGGTATTTCACCGTGCGGTCGGCGTAGCGCACTTCAGTCACGCCGTTGGCGATCGCGGCGTTGATTGCCGTCAGATCGGCTTGGGTCCAGTCGGTCATCGGGTCACCAGTAGTTGGATTCGCGGCGCTTGCGCTTGGCCAGGCGGGGTTGCGCCGGCCGGGCGTGGACCACGCCGGTGGATTGGTTCAGGTCGATGCCGAACTTCTGCTGCGCGATGCGCACAGCGACCAGCCCGAGGACCGAGCAGTCCCAGGCTTCGTTACGGCGGCCCTTGCTGTCATAGACGAACACTTCCTTGCCACGGCTGATCTTGCGGACCTTTTCTTCCGCGGTGAGCTGCGTGAAGTAGGTCTCGTCGAAGTCATCGCTGATGGGCCAGTGCCAGTAGCCCGGGCCCGGGTCGGCGATCTTGATGCGCTGCCACAGCAGATCCTTGGCCGTGTCGGTGCCGACCTCGACCAGATACACGCCTTTGTCGCTTTTCTTCCTAGGGAAGTTGACGATGGGCTTGCCGTAGTAGCTCGAGCCCTTCGTCGGGATCGCAAACAGCGGCCCCAGCCGCACGCACAGCCGGGCGACGTCGTCGCCGTAGTGGCCGCCGTAGTCGATGCAGGCGATCAGCGGCTCGAACAATTCGCCGGAGCGGTTGCGGAACTGGCGCCGCAACGCCAGGGCCAGTTGTTCCCAGACGATCGGCTGCGACAGGTCGCCGAAAATGCGGTCGTAGGCCACCGACCAGCGCTCTTCGCCGATGCCCCAGCCGTCGAACTGCAGCTCGAAGCGGTCGTCCTGGTGGTCAACGGCAACCGTCAGCATGGTGACGCCGTCCGGGATCTCGGCTTCGTAATGCTCGCGGCGGGTCCGATGCATGACCTGCGAGTCCATCTGCTCGGTCTCGTCGGTCTCCCAGGCTTCGCCAAGGGTAAGGTTGACGAAGCCCTGCAGCTTTTCGGGCTTGCCCTTGCACGCCTGCCACTCGCGGACGATGCCGACCCAGGGCACCATCTCGTTGATGCCGGACCAGAGATGGAAGCCGACCGACAGCGGCGGATCGACCACGCGGTTGCGCGTGTCGCGGAACAGGCCTTCGCCATCCAGCCAGACTTCGCGGTCTTCGGTCATCCAGCGGCCGGTTTCCCGCGCGGCCTGCTGATATTGGTTGTGGTCGAAGCGCTCCCCGCAGGCTTCGCACTGGTAGCCGACGCTTTCCTCGTCGACCCGGCCGTCGGGCAGCTTGTCCCACTTCAGGCCGTGCGACTCATCCTTGCCGCCCCAGCGGATCCGTTGCTCGTGGCCGCACTCCGGGCAAGTGACATGCCAGCGCAGGCGGACTTCGCATTCGGCCTCGCCTTTCTCGATCATCGTCGTCTGCTTGATCTTCGGCGTGCTGCCGGCGATGAATTTGGGAAAGCTCGCGCCCTGGACGCGGC